ATTTAAAAAATCACCACTATTTAATGTTTTTGAACAACTACCTAAAAATGGAAAAAGTGAATTTTGTGTTGATGTAGTTGATGTAATACCTAAATCGTCAATATATCTTTCGTTTTTACCGCTTGATCTAACATCTACTAATCTTATAAAAACATTAGTAAGACCTAGAGATCCAATATTTAAGGTATACTGGGTATATATTATGGATCCTCCACCTGCGGGAAAACTCACACTACCTCTTGTGGTCCATGATGTCGTACCATTAGGTGACGTTTGGATACTTAATTCCCAAGCATTATCATTACCACTTCTTCTATGCCAGAAAGTTAAAACTCCAGGATTTGCAATTTGTGGAGTTCTTATCCAATCACCAGAACCATTAAAACCAATAGCGTGTGTTCCTGTTTTAATTGGCGTAGTAACCACTATCATAGAATTAGAAGCCCAAGTACCTCCTTGAGTTGGTAATGTACTTGTAAAACTTTCGTAGATTTGGTAATTGTCACATTGTGATTTTACTCCCAATGAAATTAGAAGTGTTAGTAGTAAAAATAGTTTTTTCATTAAAATAGTTTTTTAAAAAATAAGATGTCCCCTATAATAAATATAGGGGAACGTCTCATTAATCAACCATTTTAATGTGTAAATGAATATTCTTGGGGATATCTTTTATATTTACACTCCTATGATGATTATTTTAAATACTATTGTTATTGAAAATGACGAACTTAATAGAAGGGAGTACAATTTTATGTCATCTATTATTTTTTTCATTTTAGTTTTTGTATATTTTTCTTACGATTATTCCGTTGTTTACTAAAAAGTAGTAACCTGGAAGTGCATTTTCTATATTCGTTTCTTTACCGTTAATATCCATCACTACCATATTTGATACGTCACCACCTAAAGTCGTTTTATATTTACCTGTAGTCCAACCATAATGGTTTCCGTTACCACCTTGATTACCGTTGTTTCCACCACCATTTCCTGGATTTGAGTCATCAACACCATCCTCATCGTTACCGTGACCGTTATTACCATCGTCTACTATTTGAGTCATTCTCCATACTATCTGAATTGCAAGTCCAGAATTTAATCTTCCTGAACCGATTTTACCAACATAGTTTGGGTTAAGTAAATTGATGTTAGTTGCGGATAATCTTAAAATTGAGTCAATCTCTTGGTTAGTTAAGTTAGGTTTGATTGATAACATTAAAGCCACAGTACCTGTAACAAAAGGAGCCGCAAATGACGTTCCAGAGTTAGTTAAATACCATCCCGGTGCGGATGAGATTGGCACGTCGTATCCAGGTGCACAAATGTCAACAGAAGCATTTGTTTGGTGTCTTGTGCTTGGGTTACCTATAACTCTTTCTATGTTATCTTGTGAACCGATACTTGTAACAGAAAATACGTGGTCATATGATGCTGGGTATACTAAATTATTAGATCCACCACAAGTAGTTCCGTTACCCGCTGAAGCCACTATGAATGTTCCGTTATTATAAACCTCATCAATTGCTTGTTGAGCATAAGTGTTAAAAGAACATCCTGAAGTCCAAGATAAGTTGATTACTTTTGCTCCTGCGTATGTTGCAACTAACATATCGTTATAGTTCATTCTATAAAGACTAAGTGTTGTATTATAACCTATTGAAGAATTACCGATAGCGTTATTTGTGTTTCCTGCAATTATATTTGCCACGGCCGTACCGTGTGTTCTTGTTGCTGTGTTTGTGTTGTCATAATAGTTTATTTTACCGTTTAGTTCTTCATGTGTTGTATAATAGTTTTGATCAGAAACCGCTACGTTTAAAGTTGGATTACCAGTTGTAAACGACCAAGCAGTTTCGGCGTTAATTAAGTTAAGCGCCCAATTTGTTGTATATAATAAACTATAATCATTTGGTAGTGATAGTGTTTCATATACAGGACCATATTCAATACCTTTTAAACCACTCACTTTATGTAGTGCGATATATAAATCAGTAACGTCACCGTTACAAACAAATTCATACACATTTAACAAAGATTCTTGTTTTGAAGATGGGAGAGCTTGTCTAAACTCAACATCAAAATTGTTGTCAGAAGTTATTGATTGGAATTGGAGATTTCTTTGTAATTGTTCTACATTTTCTACAGTTGCCCACACAGAACTTTTTTGTGCGAATGATAATACAGTTACTAAACTGATTAGGGTTGTTGTGATTAAATTTTTTAAGTTTTTCATTTTCTATCTTTTTGGTGTTATTTATTTTCTACACCAATAGATACGTAAGATACTAACTAAAAACCACTTTTTGGGTATCCCTAAACATTCACTTTACAGCATGGGTACTACGTTAATATGAGTAAGACTACGTAAGGGTGTACGTAGTTAATACTAATTTTTATATAAAAACAAAAAAGGAGACAATTTCTTGTCTCCTTTCTCTTATTCAGTTAAGATTTTGATTATCTCAATTCTCTTAAATCAAATGTACGAACTCCATCAACAGTGACACGAGCGTAGAAACGGTTGTTCACCATTTTTTTCGCGTATCTTGTCATTATACCTTTGATAGGTGTAAAGTTGAACGGATTATACATTGTAGGTGTTAATTGTAGAGGTACATACGGTGCGTAGATGTAACCTGTGTCAAGTAAAGACGTTCCTTTATGACCCAACAAAATTTGGTTTGGTGGGAAGTAAGGGTCTCTGTACACTTGGTAACGACCAGCTAAAGTACCAACTCTTTCAATACCCATATTGTATTGGTCTTGCTCAGGAGACGCGTTAGATACGTGGAAGTATTCTAAATCATCAAAGATAGCAGAAACTTCAGAAGAAACTACGATCCAGTTAGCACCACCTCTCAATGTAGACTTGTGGATTTGAGCAGACAATTGGTTGATTGCCGTAATCAAAGTTTGATTCCAGTCTTTTTGAGTATAAGAAGTAACGATTTGAGTTCTTCTCCATCCGTTGTAATCCCAACGTAAGTTCCAAGCCGCACCTTTACGTAAGTCACGTAAAATTTCACGGTCGATTTCAGCAGCAACTTGCTCAGACAATAAAGCTGTTAATTCAGCTTCAGCGTCGATGTTGTGGAATGCCGCAACGTCTTGTGCTAATTCTGGAGACCATTGAGCTCTTAATTTTCTTTCAGTTACAGAAACTGTTACAGATTCTAAATCAAAAGAAACCTCACCAATTTGATCTTCAAATTCCATATTTTTGTATCGTCTCCACAACGCGATGAACGGTGAAGAACCAGCTTCTGCTAAGTTGTCACCAATCTCGGTAATTAATGTACCTGTATAACCATCAAGTGATGCTGCATCACAATCAGCACATATTGGACATTGTAAATCAACTTCTAAATAGATACATCCTGTGAAGTCACAAACATTATCAAAAGAACCACCATTTCCAGCAGGGTTGTTACCAGCTCCATAAGCAAAAGCAGTTTGAGTTGTAGAGTAAGTTGGAGAAACAATTCCTTTACCGTATTGTTGTGTAACAACTCTAAACAATAATGGAACTGCAGCACCAGTACCTCCAGTAAATGGACTACAAGGTGTAGTTTCATATGTTAAATTATTTAAATCAGCAAAGATTTTAAGGTCAGAAAGGAATGCTTCACTATCGATTTCACTTCCGTCAGGTCCGATTAATTTACCAGTACCAGCTTGTGCAAAACCACAAAGTTTGATAATCATTTTTCTAACGTTTACTCCGTTGTATTCAGTACCAGCGGAAACTAATGCACCACCACTCCATACTTGTGCAGTTGCATAACCAGTCACAGAAGTCCAAGCTCCTTTAGAGTAGTCAAACAAACCTTGAGGATCTAAACCTGCTTCAGGACCTTCATAAAATAAATCATAAAGATTTTTTTGGTATGCGTTAGCACCAGTATATCCAGCGTTAGCATCAGCTTGATAATTTCCAGGAGAACCGATTGGTGCATAGTGAGTGTTTGCACTAGTAACCAAGTCGTTATAACCTTGAATTTTAGGTACAAAGAAGAACAATTTACCGATAGGTAAGTTCATTGCTTGTACAGATACGATTTCGTTAGCCAATAATTTAGAGAAAACTCTTCTTACGATTGGGAATACAACTGTTTCAAAAGCTCCGTTTGAACCTTCTGAAGTTGCTTCGTTAATCAAGTGAGAAGCTTGGTTTTCATATAATTGTGCAACGTTCTCTTTTAAGTGACCTTTAAGACCTTCTAGGAATCCTAATTTGTCCCATTTGTTAATTGTGTCTTCTTTAATAACTTTAAGGTGTTTTAACCCAATGTTACCAACAAGACCTGATTCTAATAATGCTCCCATTTTTAATTTTTTTTTGGTTTTTTTATTTTATGTATATTATAAATATACGGTTTTTGTAAAAAGTTTATTTTTAGTTAATTTTTCCCATTAAATCTTTCATTCTAAGGAATTGAGGATTCTCATAAGTTTTAGACTCAATTAAATTTACAGCGGATCCAGATGATGGAGTTTTAACTACTGTTCTTTCTATTGACTCATTAATACTTTTTGTTGTTTCTGTCTCTTTCCCTGTAGACAATTGATCTTTAATAGATTTGTAAAGATTTTTAGATTCTTTTAAAGTTTCGACATTATCAAATCTTTTAAGAATATTAATCTTTTCTTGTTTAGTTGTTGAATGTTCTGTAAACAATCTTGTTGCATAAGCTAAGTTAGAATTGAATACTGCAACTTCATTTAATTTTTCTCTGAAAACATTTAATGCGTTTCTGTATTCTTCATTCTTTTCTCTTAACATTGTAACCTCTTCGTTTACATTCTTTTTGATTGCGGTATTTGCGCTTGAGTGTGCTCTTGGTTTTGGTAAACCACCAGCTCTAAATCTATTACCATTTCCTAATGTTCTAGAAGCTTCTTTTGTTTCTACTTTTTTAACGGTAGTTCTGTTAGCTTCTTTAGTTTCTACTTTTTTAACGGTAGTTCTGTTAGCTGATTTCTCACCAAACCCTTTTGAATTTACATCACTCTTATAGTCAAATTTAGCTTTCCCTGTATATTTGGTTTTTGACCCTTCTTTCATGTCTTCGTCAAACCCTTTTTCCATATTTGGTTTTTTACCATATTTGAATTTTGATGGATTACCCATTCCCATTCCTTTTGCATTGAAAGCTTTTTTAGATTCCATAACAGCGTCTAAATCTGAATCCGAAAAATCCGTGTCGTCCATTTCATCAAGGTCGATACCATCAAACCCATTTTCTGTGTCGTCCATTTCATCAAGCTCAACTTCGTAAATCGTTTCAAACATTTCGTCTTCTTCATCATCCATAAATCCAAAGTCTTCGTCTTCTTCATCATCCATAAATCCAAAGTCAGTATCATCAAAAGAAAAATCACGATGTCTACGACCGCCTTCTTTCATTTCATACTCATCTTCTTCAGACTCACCAAGCTGGATCAAATACTCAACATCTTTTTCTGTATCTTTTAGATGTAACATATTATTGTCTTTTTTAACTACAATACTATCAGATGGTTCTAAACTTCTGAAAACTGTAACAACCTCATCGTCACTGAAACCAGTAGCGTCAATTGTTTCTTCGTCTTCATCATCTAAATCAGCATCCATAGTAGGTGCAGGTAAATTATCAGTTTCTACTTCTTCTGACTCATCGTCGTCTTCTTCGTCACCCATAAAATTCATCTCTTCTGAATCATCCATAGTGGCAACGTCAGCTTCCGCATCATCATCCATAGTAGCAACGTCTGTGTCAATCTCTTCTTCCTCTTCTTCAGCCTCTTTAAGAGATTCTTTTACTAACGAACTGATTTCTTCCTTCATCGTAGAAGCAAGTATTCCTTGTGCATTTCTATTGAGAGCTTCTTCCAAGTTTCTTATCTGGAATATTGCATCTTCAATATCTGAATTTTTGTTTTTCATATTATTCATTCTTTTTATAACAAATAAATATATGAAAATTAGAAAAAGTTTAATTTTGGTATAAAAAAAAAGGGAATACCATAAGATACTCCCCTTTTAAAAAAATAAAAATTATTTTTTTTATTCTATCACTTCGTCAATTTTACTTTCAGTGATTGCTGTGATTCTCCAATCCATCGTGTAATTTTCATAGATTTTGGTTACTTTTGCCTCAACATCCGTTGGGGTATAACCCATAACCAATTTTTCTTCTTTTACTTTTTTCACTCTTCCAGATTCTGAATCTAACAAATCTGATGTGATTTTTGCTACAAAATATTTTTCTCCTTGTTCCATAATATATTAATTTGATATAATTATAAAACTTATTTTTTAATTAGTCAAATATTATGGTTGATAATCAAAGGCATATCTGGTCGCAATATCATATATTAAATCATTAACTTCTGTTGAGATAAACTCAGATATAATTTCGTCCAATTCATAATCATCAATTTTATCAAGCACAACTTCAAAATTAATATCATTTTCTTCAATTTGTTCTTCTATTGGTTCACCAGCGTTTATATTAAATTTTTTGATTAATGTATCATATATAACATAAGACAAATCACCAATAAATTGGGTAAATTTAATTTGGGGTAATTCTGGTTTTTGATCAGAAAGA